TATACCTTATTGAAGTATGCTACCTTGTAAGCAAGGAAGGTGTTAGAGAAGTATTTGATTGCTTCACTCTCATCTGATGAGCATTGTATTATATTACGATCTTCTCCATAATAAATGTAACCCCAATAGAGATTAGAAACCCTTGAGGTAAGAAGAGGATCGCCACCTAGAATAGTTCTCTGTGCAGTCTTGAAATCATGCACAGCATTCCTAGCAGTAAGGAACTCTGGGTTATGAACTATCCATGTAAGACTATGCTTCTCTGCAAGTCTCTTTGTTGTTCCAATAGGAACTGTGGACTTGATAATGAAGGTACGTTCCTCCAGTATATCCAAATCCATCTCTTCAATATCTTCAAAGAACTTCTCCAATATGGACAAGTCACAACTCCCATCCTTCCTCATAGGAGTAGGAAGACATACAAAAACATACTCCTGTTCCACTACCTCTTCCAAGGTATTGAAAGATCTATTCTTATCTACATCGTAAACCTTACACTGTACTTTATCTCTTAGGTTCTGATAAAGTGCATTCCCAACGAACCCATTACCAACGATACCAACAGTAGCAGGGTTCATAAAATTATTCAGTTGTACATATTATAGCAGGTATCTCTAGGATGTCAAGTCTTCAAACGAGAAAACCCTTTGATCTTTTCAAACTCCAAGCATAAGTCAAACTTGTCAAACAATTCATTCTTATGGGAGATGATAAAGATATTAGCATCCTTTATAACAAACCGTACAATCTTCAAGAACTCATCAGTACCAAAACCATCAAGAGAAGAATCAAATACCTCATCCATAATCAATAGATTAGTATGAACACTATTCTTATAGTCACTTGCTATCTCCCTCCATGTGAATAGGAGAGCAAGGTCAATCCTCATCTTCTCTCCTTCAGAGAAAGAAGCATAGGAAAAATTCTCATGTACTGGAGTCTTTATAATCTCATTGAACTCTTCATCAAGATTGAAGTTGATGTAGAAGTCCATCTTCTGCAAGTAATAATTTACTCGCTTGTTTATTATTGGAAGATACTTCTTTATAATACTACTCTTGACACCATCATCCTTCAGTAAGGTTTGTGTCTGTAGTTCATATTCATTATCTTCTTTAGTATCTTCTAAGTCTTTTAATATCTGTTTGAGGTTATCCTTATACTCTATAAGTTTTACATCTTCAGAGTCTCTGTTCTCAAGCTTGTCGGTAATGTCCTGAATTTCTGATTCCAAACTTTTTCTGAGTTTGATTGAATTAGAAACTTGAATATTAAGTTGAGAGGTTTCATTCTGGAGGGTAGTTATCTCCTTCTGAAGTTCAAAGAACTTACGTTCCTTCTTTTCTTCATCAGTGATTGCCTGTTCAATTTCAGTCAGACTATCTTGATGTTTGCCGAGAACTTTCTGGAGTTGGTCAACCTTATCTATACGAAAAGATTCTTTTATCTCTTGAGTACAAGTAGGACAAACCGTATTATCATCAAAGAAACCCTTCTCATGACTACAACTTTGTTTTTTGTTTTGTATCTTACCCTTGAAACTTTGTAATTTCTTTAGAGTATCACTTGCTCCAATGTATTGTTCGATCTCAATCTCTTTCTCCTTGACCTTAGAGATGAGAGTTTCAATACTCCCTTCATAGTCATCAGACTCTTTTTCAATCTCAAGAATCTTCTTTCGTTTCTCTTGAATGTCATTTTCAGATGCCTCTTCAATTTGTTTGATAAATCTTTTCTGCATTACTATTTTATCTGCTGCAGATTCCTTCTTCAACTCAAGAACTCTCAGACTGTCCTTAGAGGTCTTTATCTTTTGCTTCATGATATCAGACATAGAAGAGAAGACTTTGATGTCTAACAGGTCTTCTATGACTTCTCTCCTGTGTGGTGCATTCAACTGCATGAATGGTACAAAGGATGCACTACCTAATATAACAATCTGTGTAAAGGATTTATAATTTACTCTTAGAATACCTGTTTCTAAAAACTTCTGCTGATCATTAGCATTAGAATCTTCATTCAACTTCTTACCATTACAATATATCTCAAACACATTTGGTTTGATTCCTCTTATAACTTTATAATCAAGACCTCTAGCATTGAACTCAATCTCAACCTTAGTATCTTTCTCATTGATTGAGTTGACTAGTTGTCCTTTATTGATTTTTCTAAATGGTTTGCCAAATAAGGAGAAGGTTAGAGCATCTAATAATGTACTCTTACCTGAACCATTAGCACCAACTACTATAGTATTCTTCGATTTACACAGATTGATATCTGTAAACTGATTTCCTGATGATAAAAAGTTTTTATAACGAAGATGTTTGAACTCAATCATTTAGTGGGTTTAGGTGGAATCACAATGTCATCTTTACTAATAACAGTATACCTTGTTCCAGTTCTTTCACATGCACCGATAGCAACCTTATCAGATACACTTATCACTTCCATCTTAGGGTCACCTTGTTCTTCTAGCATCATGGCATAACGACTAGCATCATCTTTCTCCCTAAAAAGAAAGACAATCTTCTCACCATGTTCATTCAGTACAGCATATGCACCTTCATCTTTGAGATCTTTAACAGTGATAATATGCATTATACCATAACCTCAGAAGCTTGCTGATATACTTCTTGTATCAATCCCTTGATCCTAGATTTATTTAGATCTGTCTCCACTGAATCAACATACCTATTCAATAGTGTCATTGTATCTTCTGTGTCTTGATTATGAACCTTATCAAATATAATATCTTCTAATGTTTCTACGATCTTGACATCATGTGGGTTTGCTTTATATAAAGAATCAAGGAATCTTTCATACTCTTTCTGACTACTTTTCTTCTTTACTATAACCTTGACAATCTTACCCCTATACTCCCCAAACTTGAACAGTTGTCTAGGTGTATCGTTGTAGAATATTTTCTTGTATAAGGTATGTGTATTATTGATAGTCTCTAATGCCAATGTCTCTGTATCATAGATGTGGAATCCTCGTTTGTCATCTACATCATTCCAGAACATTTCATATGGATTACCTAGGTAGTATATCTTACCATTGCTAGACCTAGTATGATAGTGTCCAGAGAATACTTGTTCGAACTTATTATAACATTCAAAGTCTGCTCCATTCTCCATAACATGACCATGTGTAGCAGTAAACCCATTCAATTCTAGATGACCCATAGCAACCCTACACTTACTCTCTTTGATCATCTTATATGTTTTCTCTTGATTCTCAATATTGATCCACGGTATGAATAGTATATTCAATCCTTCTACTTCTAGTTCCGTGGCCTCAGACATAACTGTGCAATTATCATAGCCTCGTAGTAATAGTTCATTAGAATTGATCGAGTTAGTATTCTTGTAATATGCTGTATGATTACCCACAATAGATATAAGATTCCTCCCCTCATCTGCCAAACGGTCAAAATAAACTCTTTTGGACCAGTCAAGACTATAGAGATCAATATTCTTACGGTTATCAAAAGTGTCCCCAAGATCCAATATGGTAGTAATACCACGTTCTTTAATAGTTGGAAAAAAGATCTCATCATAGAACTTCTCAAAGTATTCGTGATACAACTTCGATCCCTTCTTGAAACCGAAGTGTTGATCTGTTATGATTGCAACTTTCATCTGTTGTTAAACTTATACTGTATTGCATCTTTGATTGAATTGTATTCGGATGACTTACCATCTTCGTCTGCGACGAACACTTCGTCAAACCCAGATCTTTCTATAATCTTTTGTCTTATCTCTAATTGTTTCTTTTCCTTTTGTATCCTACGTAAGAAAGCATAGTGTATAATCTGAGTAAAGTATGCAAACGGATTGTTTGATTTCTCAGGATTGAAGTTGTTTATGTATTGAACACAGTTCTCTATACCATCACATATCATATCCTCTTTGAACATATAGTTCACAAAGTTAGGTTTATATGACAAATGTGTTGCAATCTTTAGGAAGCATTCACCAAGGTAATTAGTAATTCTAGGCTTAGGTTTACCTGCCTCTTCTGCCTCTATGATTGACTTTTTGTATGCAACAATGGCGTATAGAAACTCCTTGTTATTTACATAGTGCTCGGATCTTTTACGTACCATTATAACTTTATATGATATGAGTATTATAGCACAGCTTGACAACTATGCCAAATCCATATAGAATCACTGTGTTGCCGTTCAACGGGACTAGCTTAGCTTTCTTTAGGATCCTTAGAAGCATCTTTACCATCATAGAGTTTCTTTAGCATCATTCTTGCTTTGTCTACAGTAGATATATAACCCATCTCTCTATTGAGTTCAGGGTGCTGACGTTTGAATCCACTCTCTACAACGTGATCATACGTTTCTATAACTACCGAATCTTTTATTTCAGATATAGTAATAACCTTATCTAAACTTAGAACAAAAACATCTTCATCAGACATTTTCATCCAAGGCTCAAACTTGTACCCCATGGGTACATTCGCACCATGGGTGCGAACCTCATGACATACAACTGGATTATCTAATATAACTTTCTCTTCTGTTGAACTATAATCTACAACTACTTTAGATAAAATTTCTTCTCCACTAACAAGCTTTATACACGCAAGAAATTCATCATAGGATTCCTTAGGATCCTCGTTATCAGATTTTGACTTGAATGATTTCATAATTAAATTTTTCCTCATTGTAGTATTTGATGCGTTCAATAAGATGGTTCAAAGTATAGTTTTGTTTTGAACCTTTCTTACAATCATCAGCTACATCATATAAAGTCGCCTTGTCTTTATCCTTTCCTTTTCTTAAGACTCTACCAATGGATTGGAGAGTTCTAATTCTGGACTTGGAGGGACTGGCGAAGATGATGTTGTGCAACCGCTTAATGTTGATCCCAGTACTAAAAGTACCGTAACTAGCCACGATAATTGCATCATCTTCTTGCTCCGTAATAGCACGTACTTTCTCTCGATCTTCAGTGTCCACACCACCATGTACAAAGAACACGGGGCGTTCATTAGTATTTATGAGATCATACAAGACCTGTCCATGGGTAGCAACCCTACTGTATAAGATCAGAGTGTTACCTTTCAAGTCTAGTGCTAGGTTTTTGATGAACCTATTTCTCTTTTCATGAGTGATAAGATACTGGACTTCATCCTCATACAATTCAAAAGTTGTTGGTTCATGCTTTAGAAGTAGAACTCTAATGTTGAGAGTTGCTAGATAACCCTTCTCCTGCAGTTCTTTAGTGTTAATGATTTTATAAGAGGGTCCGAATAAACCTTCAAGTACCCACTTATGAGTCTGTGTACCATCAAGCGTACCCGTGAAACCATATCTATATTTTGTGTCATACAGTTTAGTCATGATACTTACTAATGATTTAGACTTAAACTGATGTGCCTCATCACCTATGATGACACCAAACCTATTGAACCACTTCTTAGGTAGCTTGTAAATTGACTGCCAAGTTGATATAATAACCTTCTTACTACTCAACAGATCTTTACCAGCATAGATCCTATGACAAAATTCTTCTACATCCCAACCATACTCTATAAAATCCTTATACATCTGTTCTACAAGAGAAGTAGTGGGAACTATGATAAGAGTATTCCTCTCATGTTCAGTATGGTATCTAGTAAGAGCATAAATCATCAGGGATTTCCCAGAACCCGTAGGAGATATAAGTAGTCTTCTATTTCTTTTCAGAGCATCTGATACACCTTCTATCTGATATGCTCTAGGTTTTATCTTTGATATTGCAGTAACGTAATCCTTGACACCCTCTTCAGATATCCTATCGTTCTCTTCATATGGTAAACCATAGAACTTACTATTCTCAAACTCATATTCATAATCATATCTCTTACAAAATGTTGTGACCTTATCTAAAAGTCCTACATATATCTCACCTTTGTTTATGTTATATAATCTTATCTTACCATCCCAATACTTACTACGGTACTGTGGCATGAACTTAGCACCAGGTACATCAAATGTAAATTCATCTGACAGTTCATGTTTGATGTGAGGATCACATTCTATCTGAAGAAAGACTTCGTTCTTCTTTTTTATAACAAGATCAGCCATAACCTGCAGAGAACCTACGCCATTCAATTGCATTCTTTATCTGGTAGGTTCTATTAGAAACTTGCTTTAGTATCTCTTCAAGGTACTTGAGCATAGTGTCGTAGTATTCAATCTTGAGTTTAGTCTTACTCAGTTTTTCATCTGAGTCAAGGTATAACTTGAGATCTTCTTTGTCTCGTACTTTATATGGAAAAGGTTCCTGCTCATAGATATCAGCAGTTGCTTTACCAGTGTAGTACTTCCTACGATCTAATAGAAGGGTTGAGTACTGATGTTCATCACGCTTTCGCATGAGCAGTATCGTATTATATAGGTCGTAGTATTTGGCGTGTAGTTGTGGTATTCTTAGTGACTCACTATCAAGTTCATCTTGATTCATCTTAGAGTCTTTATCCCACATTGCCTGTATTGCTTCTATAGTACAGGGGTTAGACTTTCTTTCCATTGACATCAATCACATCAAAAATCGTATACTGAAAGGTGGCTTGTGCCGTATAATATTGTTGCTGTTCGTTAGTAGCATTGAATGGAATACCACTCAATGAAATAGGGAACATATCTTTGAATTTTATTCTTACACTTGGATTATAATCACTATTGATAATCATCAGAGTTGCATCTGATCTCTCATTTAGTGGATCCTTTGGATCTATGGTAGGATAGAATCTATCCTCTCTTCTTAGTTCTTGATACTGATCTAAAGACTCTGGGAAACCAAGTGAAGTAATCCATTGGTATATTTGAAGATAGTTTTCCATATCTTCATCTACCATAAAACTAAGAGTCAATGCTCCATAGTTTAATTTGTCTCCTGGTACTGGTATGTTTTTTAAGTACGTTGCTTGCCTTGCCATACCTAATGTAACATCGGGTATGTTAGCTTGATTGCACAAGAAATCAACCTTAGGACAACGTTCTAATAAAAATTTAAAACCAACTACGGATAAAAAATTTCTATTAGAAGTCTCCTGCCACTTCTGTGGGTGTACTGACTTTCTCGTTGGCATCAGTAATCGAACTCGTCTAATATATCTAATGCATTATTTAGGGCTTGTTGAGCAGCCCATCTTTCTTTACTATCCCAATCAGGATACCAAACCTTATCACCAATCCCTTTCTTTATATTGAGGAGACGTGATTCCATGTCAGTTTTTTTAAGTCTTCCGTTCATGTAAGTCCTGTATCGATTGTCTGGCCAAGGACAACTAGCGTAATTTCGGGGGAATAACATTATTCATAGTCCTCAGGTCATACACATATTCTAACACCTTTTGTCTCACTTCCATCAGTTCGTTGAAACACTTCTGGTTATGAGCACAATTTCGTAGAACGTTGTCAGGTTTGTGTACTGATTCTATGTATAAATCTAGTGCTCGATTGACTTTATCTGTTTTGGTTTCACCATCAGATATAGTATTTTGATCTTTCAAGGTAGTGGAAGTATACTGTACTAATTATAACACATAAAAAAAGACCCCCTGTAAAAGGAGGTCTTTGAGAAATATAAGCGTCTCGCTTACATAAGGTTGGTAACTTTAACACGTCTGTAGTATCTGTTGCTATTAGCAGTGATACGTCCAAGACCTTGTGTAGTACCTTCAGCGAATGGGTTGGCAACCATACCATATCTGGTCTTGAAACCAATTTTTGGTTGGAAGGTGTCCTGACCAACTGCACGAACCATCTGTAGTGGAACGTATGGACAGTAGAACAATCCAGCGTCATAAGGAGATGTACCCTTATAACCCATTACGTAGTACTGGTTAGCGTCAAGGTTAGCAGCGAAAGGATCGATGAATACCTTGTAGCGTCCGTTAAGTGTACCAGCAAATGTATTACCTGTGTCGTCAACCTGAAGGTTAGAGTTCAATGCAGGTGTGTAGTCTAATTGACCAGCAGCTGTAAGAGCAGAAGCAACGTCAGCAGAGCAAAGGATGATGTTACCCTTTCCACGACGAGTTCTTTGTGCGATTGCGTTAGCATCTCTTTCTAGCTGGAAGATCATACCTTTGAACTTCTCAACCATCCAACGACCATTACTGTCGGTGTCTAAGTCAAACGCACCAGCAGTTGCTGTGTTTGTTTGAGCACCAGCTTCAGCAGACTTATAAACTGTACGGATGATCTCTCTGTTGATCTCAGCGAGGATCTCAGTAGAAAGGATGTTAGCCAATTCGGCTTCTGCATCTAAACCATGGATCGCCTTGAGGTCTTGAGCGAGTTCTAGTGAGTACTCAGCTTTCAACGCACGAGACTTAGCAGTAACGCTAACTTTCTCGATGGAGAATGCCATCTC